CCAATTCCGCTGATTTCTTTAAATCGCTCACCTAGAGTTTTGACTTTTTCGCCCAGCTTATTAAATTGCTCTTGCAATTCTTTTGCCGATCGTTTTGCATTGTCAGTTGCTTTGTCCCATTCAACTGTGACAAGCCCAAGTTTTACTGATAACGAACCAATTTGTGCCATTATTTACCTTTCGATTTTGCCGCTTTTCGGGCAAACTCATCAATTGCATAACCTAGTTTGTCACCCAAAATATTTATAACCAATTGGATGTTGCTTTCCAATGCTGGGCGTAAAAAGGGATGTTTAGGCGTTGATGCATTTCCAAATTCATTAGATACAGCAACTGGTTTTTTGTTTTGCCAAACAGTTTGAAATTTGCCACGTTTATTTAAAGTAACGTGCAGCTTTGAATCATCACGCAATGGACTTGCAGATACGCGAGCCATATAGACTTCGCCTTGCTGATAGTATTTGCTTGCTTTATCGCTCCGATTAGGGCGATGCACTTTCATATAGATACGATCTGCAAGTTGCCCCGTATCTTTAGGCGCATTTCTTTTTGCAGCATCTAGCACAGGTTTGAATGCCGCCGCCATAGAGTCGCGGTAAATACGATCGGTTTTTCCTTTGCCAATCTCTTGTTTAAGAGTTTCTAATGTGGCAAATAATTCGGGAAAACCCTCAATCGTGAATTGCTGAATTACCGCCATTTAATTTCTCCATACTAAATCCAGGCGCTTGCGATAAAAATGCCAACAATGTTTGGCTAACTTTTTCATTGTCAGGAATGTCTAAATCAGGGTTCCTATCATACTCGTAAACCCAAGGAAATATTGATTCTGATTTAAACGGCAAAGCACCAGCAGGACGAAAATAATTAAACACCGCCGTAGTCACAGGTGCAATTGCTTCAAATATTCCTTTGCCTCCTAAAACTCCATCATGAAACATTACGCAAATTTCTGCAAACGTTTCCTCATCAATAGAACTTATGCTTTCTTGCGTATGCCCATTAAACAACATGGCAGCAGTTACTTGTCTAGCAACTGACTGTCTCAGTTTTTTTTTGATTCTTTGTAATTTGGCTTAATAGCCTCATCAATCCTAGCAATAATTTCCTTAATTACAGCTTCTGGAAATTCTTCAGCAATTTCATCATAAGATTCTGTAATTGGCTCGCCAGTAGCAGATTGCAACAAACCAAAATATTTTTCAACTTGCAATTGGGAAATGGCAGTCATCTTAGCAACGTGTCGAACAGATGTGCCATCAACAACAACATCGTTGTCTGTAACTTTGATTTTTTCTTGATCTTTGTTTAACGCTTCTAAGAAATCTTTATCGGCTTCCTCTAACGTTTTACGCAATGGGGCGCTAAGTTGCAAATAGATAGTTTCTACTTTTGCTTCATCAGGCTCTGTGATTGATGCAATTAGGGCTTCCATTTCCCGTTTTACAGGAATGCGAACCTTTAAGTCAAACTCAATATCATTAAGTTTTACATGAATGGTTTTAAATCGGGCGGCAGCGCGAATAGCCTCATAGTTTGCACCAAGTTTATTTGAAATGCCCATTTTTTATCCTTTAATTATCTTGTGGTAAATTTTGTTGTTCAATTCCAATGCGTAGGATACTACTTCATCGGGAGTCATTTTATCGGCATGATGCCGTGCAATCTCATGGGCCAGCGTCACCGCCGTCATGCGTTGTTGGTGGAACCCAAACCAATCCTTTCGGGATTCGGATTGGGCTACCAAGAACCCTAGTAAGTCATTCGTATTTTGTATTTTAGTTTCCATTTATTCCTCAGAGGGTGGGGTGTATCGTGTAGGGGCCGTATAAGGGTTATGTTTTGCAAGAACCCGCAAAGCAACTCCCTCTGCCGAATCAGCTTCGATAGAAGAAAGTGCTTGTGCGACTTCCGCAGCGTCTACTACCAAACCTCGGGCAATGGTGTCCAAGTCTTGATAAGTGCTGGTTAGCACCTCCAGCGCGGCGGTAAGTTGTTCAGACATTAGGTGTTGCTCCAGCCGTACTGATTGCCACGGGGATGGATCGTGAACGTGCATTTAGCTTCAGCGCCAGGTGCAGCATCAATCTGGAATTGCGATACACGGCCATTGAAGGCGTATGCAACCGTAGTTGCACCGGCAACCGCAGCCACCACAAAAGTGCGATCAATCACGCCGCTGTAAGCATCGCCACGAATCAACAGAAGGCCGGCATCCGATGGATTCCATGCCGCAGTGATAGTCATGCTAGTGGGAGCCGATTGCGTTGGGATTTTGTCGCTTTGACGCGATCCAGCAACCATGAAGGAAGCCACGGCATCGTCTTGGCCAAAAGCGGGAACTGCCTCAACATTAAGCTGAGTACCGGCCGCGCCTGTACCGTTGGCTGTTGTGCCTACGATAGTTGCGACTTGGCCTGTCCATACCGCCAAGTTTGCGGTGGTAAATGCCGTAGGGGATGCGCCTGTTTGCATCCACATTGAGGCCGAAAAGCCTGGTAGAACTACATTTGGTGCTGCCATGATATTGCTCCTTATTAAGCGTTATTGCACCAACCGTACAGGTTGCCGCGAGGATGGATAGTGAAATTGCATTTTGCTTCAGCGCCAGGAGCCGAATCAATTTGGAATTGCGAAACACGGCCAACAAAAGAGTAATACACAATGTTAGTGCCATCGCTTGCCGCAATCACAAAAGTACGATCCACCGTACCGTTATAAGCATCGGTGCGGAGCAAAGTATTAATAACAGCATCGCTGGGGTTCCAAGCGGCTGTAATCGTCATGGATGTCGGAGCAGATTGGCTAGGAATCTTGTCCGATTGACGCGAACCGGCCACGGTGAACGATGCAACTGCATCATCCTGGCCGAAAGCTGGGACTGCTTCAATGTTCATCAAATTGCCGGATACCGCAATAGCTGCCACACTTGCCACGGTAGACAATTGAGTTAGCGTCAACGGTGTAGGCGTTGTCAAGGGTTGCGCGTACATTGTGGCGCTAAAGCCAGGTAGTACTTTATTGGGTAAAGCCATGATAAATTTCCTTCAAGGTTAAATTAATGTTCTATGTTGGAATATCTAATGTGCAGTCAAGAAATATCTCTGCCAATTTTTCTTCATTATTGTATGAGTTGTAAAGCCAAACTACGTCCGCTTTACTTATCCAAAAGCCGCTTGATCCACCAAACTGCCCCGAATATCCATGCAAGGACTGAAGAACCTGATTGCTAATTGTAAACCCGTCCTCAATATTTTGGGTAAATATCGAAATCTGGAATATTGGCCGATCTATGCCTTTGTTGTTCTGATTTTGTCCAGTAAAAACCGGCTGATGAACATTGCGTAAATTCCACACCAAAAACTTAGGCTGAGTAGCGTAATTCCTATTAAAACTGGCATATACAGGCACAGGCGTGACAATGTTAGCCAATTGATATTGGATTGCTTTTGCATAGTCAACTGGATTGTTTTGTGCCATTACACCGCCGCCACAGGATCGTTACGAACGCACATAATCTTCACCGTCATCCGATCATCGGCTTCGCGCACATTGTCAATGCGCCAATCAAAGTTGCGCCAATTGATTGAATACAGATTCTGGTTGTCAATCATTTCTTTGGTGTTGGGCGTGTAATTCAAAGTGAAATCAACAACATCAGAATAAACACGATACTTTTCGCTGATCTTGACATGGTTAGCCACCGAATGCACACGCGCACGGGTTTGAAACCATTGGGTAATAGTCGTGCTTTGCTCACCAAAGGTACTTACACCAAAGGTGAGCCGATTTACCGTAATGTTCTCAAACCGTGCAATTGCCATTTACATCACCAATGGTTTGTAATTCCGCAGTAAGGTAGCCACGCCAAATGGGATTTCTTTGATGTTGCTATCTACGGTATTGCTACGGTTGTTGTACAAATGCGTCAACAGTAATAGTCCAGCTTGTTTAATCACCGGATAAGCCGAAATCGGGTTAGCCACGGTGGAATACTCAATCACGATTGGAGCCGTCATTACCGAATTGATTGATGTCGGCAAGCTGTTTACAATTACTTTGTTGCCGGAGGCATCGTAGTAATAATTGGAACTTGCAATCGTCACCAAAGCGGGAGGAAAGTTGTCATTCCAATAAGCCAGCGAATTAACCGTAATTCCAGCTTGTCCACTATTGATATTTTGGCTTACCTCGGGCAAGTCAAAACAAACAGGCGAGGAAACCAAACTTTCAATGCCGTACCATACTCGGTATGTCAGGCTAAAAATAGAAAGCCCAAGATAATCCTCAATTGCTTGGCGGGTAGCCAATTCCAATGCGGAAATGTAAGTGTCTTGGCTTTCATCGCCAAACAGATTTAACTGCTGGGTAATTTCTTCCAGCGTCAACCATGCCGTTTGATTGTCGCGGTTGATTTGCTCAACCTTGACGTAATTAAACGGGTTGCGGGTAACTGCCCCGTAGGGAACTCCAGCAAGGATGGTATCTGCTGGCATATTAAACGCCCACTAAACGAATGCCGGCAAATGGATTACGAACGGTACTAACAAGACGTTTTTCCGCATACAAATTAATAAAACCTGGCGTTGTTTGATCGAATGCTTGCACTGTCATTTCTTCAATGTCAGCAATCGTTACAAAGTTAGGCCAGTTAGCTAGATAAATACTGAAGTTTCCAGCGCCTACTAATTGCATATAAGGATTGGGAATCACAGGGAAACCAAAGATATAAACAACAGAACCGCCATCGGAATCACCAACCTCGGCAAATTGCTTGATTGCAGCGCCGCCTAAGTTGCGTAGATTGTGGATTGTCTGCGGGTGCATCATCCATGCAGTTCCAGGCAGCGTCCAATATTGAGCAGGGAACAATCGAGCCATATCGGTGATGTCACCATACGCAATAGCCGCACCCGCTTGGCTTACGGTTGCAATGCTATGGATACCATTAGTGATTGCCGTGCCGCTAGAGCCAAATGCTGACGCGCTGGCGGTAGTGTACATATTCAGCCCACGCAAACCGCTTGTAGCGCCGTATGCGGTGGTTGTAGAACCAGCCTGATCGTTGTTCAGAATCATTGATGCAGCTTCAACTGCACCAAACTCTTGCATCAAATCTTGAACAAGCGTTTCATCCAAGTAATTTACATCTGTAAGCACTGCGGTACGAATAGGCAATTGAGCCGTAATCACGCGAGTGGGCAATTGCCAAATAGATGTATCAGTATCGGGCGTTCCGCTATCAGCGGTAAACGTATATCCCCATGGGTTTGTTTGGTTTGTGCTGTTACCAACTTTGGCAACAAATTGCACAGAACTTTGTCCAGCACGAACAACTTGTCGCGCCGCTTGTCGAATCGGGTTTGCAAAACGCAAAGCTGCGAATGCGTCATCAAATAAAGTGCGTCCACCCTTGATATCACCAGAACCCGTAAGGCTTGATGCTTCTTTCAAGTCAATGGTTACTTTGCCACCCTCATTGATAGTTTGCTTGATGCCAGTAAGGATTTTTTCGGTAATAGTCATGGTGGTACTTTCGGATTGAAAAAAAGGCGGGGGCCGTAGCCCCCACCAAGGCAACAATTAGGTTGCTGTTCCGGTAGAACGATAGCGCACACCAGCGTTCGGATCACGAACCGATGTAGCCAAACGTTTCTCGCCAAAGAACGTGATGTAGCCTGGCAACGTTTGATCGTAGCGGCGCATAACCATGTTCAGACGATCCACGATTGTGTGGAAGCGGCTCCAATCAGCAAAGTACATTGGGTACAAGCTGTTAGTACCGGCAGAACCAGTAGTAGTCTGGCTAGGAGTGTCCAGATACTTGTTCATCACCACATCAAAGCCCAACATCTGGCCGATGATACCGTCTGGATTCAGAGATTCAACAGAGTTGAAAATCGGACGGCCATTGGTATCTTGCAAGCCACGGATTGCCTGTGCCAGCACGGGGTTAACCATGAACTTGGCATTGGAAGTCCAGTACTGTTGCGGCAGAGCGTAGATCAGGTTGATAACGTCTTTGTATTGGATAGCGTTAGCACCAACGGTATTGACGTTAGAAGTCAATTGATCGTAGGTAGCCAGGCTATGCAAACCAGAAGTAGAACCAGTGCCGCTAGAACCGAATGCGGGGGTAGAAGTTGTACCGCCGGTATAGGTGCTATTAGAACCAGCATACTGATCCAAACCACGCAAACCATTAGAACCACCATAGGGCAAAGTTGTTGCGCCTTGATCGTTATTTTGGATCATGGACAGGGCTTCAGACTGAGCAAACTCGGCCAGCATATCGTCAACCACATTGGCTTCCAAGCCGTCAATGTCATCCAAAGCCGCAGTACGGATCGGGAACTGGACATTCAAGTCTTGCAAAACCAATTGCCAAATGGTGGTGTCTTCAGTAGTGGCTGTGCCATTGTTCTGAATACCATAGCCCCAGGCAGCGCCAGCGTTGCCCGTTTTTACGCGGAACTGATAGCTGGAACCATCGGTTGCAACAGTACGCGACAGGCCACGCATGGGGTTAGCCAAACGCAAAGCAACAAATGTGGGATCGTAAGCAGTACGGCCACCTTTGCCATCGCCGCCACCTGTCAGGGCTGATGCCTCTTTCAAGTAAGCATCGTATTGGCTTTCGTCAGCAAACATCTTCAGTTCTTTTTCGACACGGTTGTTCGTTTTGTAGAACTGTGTCAGTTGCTCACGCACATGACGATTTACATCACTACGCACGGTTTTGGCCGGTGCTTGGATGATTGCGGGGGCTTGCACAGAGGCAACTTTTGCTTCCAAAGCAGCAATCTGCTCTTGCATTTCAACCTTGACGGCTTCAACAGCAGCGATAGATTTTGCTTCGGTGGCGCTGATCTTTTCGGCTTGAGCCGCTTCGATTGCGTCCAATTTTTCAATGATTTCTTTAGACATGATTAACCTTTCAGTCGTTTATCGAGAGTTTTAAGAAGTTCGCGTTGCTCAAGAGCCGCGAGAATTTCCGCTTTGGTTGCCTCCGCATCAGAATCACTCTGAACCGGCGCAGTTTCAACAGGCACTACGACAGCATCGCGCTGCTCAAGCACCTTTTTGAAAGTAGATGCAGCGGCAACCGCATCACTCTTGGATAGTCCAGCATCACGCAGGGCTTGCTCCAAAATCTTTAAATCGGCAGAACCATCAGGCCGAAAGAATTCCAGCTTGTTGACATTTGCCTCGGGGTTGTTGGGATACATCACGATAGATACCTCACGCAATCCACCTTTGGTGATTTGGAAATATGCCTCATCAGATTGATCGGGTTCGCCATCGGCATTAACCATTTGATAATCTTCGGCATAAGCGCCAACAGAAACACCGCCAAACATTTGCGGAGATTCCTGCATTACGGTGTAAATATCTTTTCCGGCGGTAGTATTCATGTAAATACGTCCTTGCGCCGTCATGCCGGAATCATCCATTTCAAAGGATGTCCATTCGCCAATTGGCATTGCGTCCGATTGATGATTTAAAAACATGGGAAGGGGTTTGCCGCCTTTGGCAAAAGATTCGGCCCAATCCATAAAGCCTTCTGGCTGATAATTGAAACGCCGCCCGTCTGCGCCCTCGCGAGCGCCCCAGGTGGTTACAGTTGCTTCAATCTTGCCACTGTTGTTGCCCTGCTTCTCTACGATTAAGCGGGCTTCGCACAACATTTTTAGGTTTTGAGTCATTGATTACCTCATCGACTTTTGTTAAATCAATGTCGTATATTGTAGGTAATTCTAGCGCACTTACCCGCTTTTTCGGTTTATTATACTTTTTCTGTAGTACAAGCAATTGGGACAAGTCTATCATTTCTTGCCAATATTCATCTTTTTGGTTTGGTTGCCGCCGCCGCCTCCTGTATCTTGCGGGGAATTCCCAGCAATTGGTTCCACGGCTTTAGTATCCATTAATTCGTCCGCGCCGTCAATTTGCGGCAATCCAAGGTATTCACGGGCCTCATTTGGAGTCATTATCCCTGCGCCCACGCCTGCGGTAGCAAAATTCATTTGATCCAGCGGAGCGCCTTTTAGGAAGTTGCAAGTATCAAACTCAATTGCCAAGTTTGGATAACCTTGGAACAAATGTTGCTTGAGTTTTTGCTGAACATTAACCAAAGTCGGGTACATGGTAGATTTGTAAAACTCATCCAACAGGGTTTGGGTGTTGTTAAATTTGCCCTCACCGCCTACCGACAGCATTTGATGCGGTACACCAAAAAGGGCGCAAATCCGTTTCATGGTTTGATCTTTTAAGGCGGCGGCATCCGCATCTTGCAGGGTAAGCATATTTAACGGGGTATATTTCATCCCCTGATCTAGCAGCATACCTTGGCCTGGCTTGCTAGGATCGGATTGGCGGCTTCCCACCATGCTGCTCCATGCTTCCTTCAAACGGGCGGCAATTTCCTTGTATTTGGCATCGGCGATCACTTGCTCGGTGGTAAACATCCCCGATGGCTTTGCGCCGTTTTGCATTACATAGTTGGCATACAAGTCAATGTCCTGATCCAGCGATATTAATTCAGCGGCCAAAATGCCTTTGTTGAAACCGGCAGAACCTTGCCAGTTCATGTCCTTGCAATGCATTACCTGATGGGCGGCAAGCGGCTCATCCCGCGAAAAACCGTAGGACGGGGTGGATAGGCGGTAAGAAGGGTAACGGGTAGGCGTAATGGTTACCGCAATAAGGGTGGAATCAAGCAGATACATTTCCAGCGGAGTTTCCATGCTGTTCTTTTGATCTTTGCGCCACCACAAGGTAAATGCTTCACCCGAAAGCTCATACCACATAAGCCATTGATACCAAAACTCATAGGTAGATTGGAAGTGGTTTGGCTGGGCAAGTAAATTGGCAACTTGCTTGGCCTTGGCTTTATCTCGCGCACCAACCAATTCAGATTTGATAGCATCAACATAAGTACCATCATCCGATTTGCTGACTACCTTAATAGGAAGTTGGGATAATGCCCTAGCTTTGAGCGCCACGCAAGACATAATTGTCGAATTGCGGGTAAGCAACGACATATCCACCGGCCTACCGGCATTATTTGTCGAACTGGTGGTTACATACAGAATCTGAGTATTTACATTCGGATTCTTGTTGTCGCCTTGGTAAACAATGTTATTGCCAAGCGCGGTTTGCCCGAAAAGCGTATTGCTTTCCTTAACGTCTTTTCGTTTGAAAATATCAAGAAGTGCCATGTTTACGCTCCATTTTCGTGGGATTTTACCATTCTAACGATCTAAATCCATACGAATCACTGACAAAAACATTGTCCAAATGGCAATGCAGGGCCATTATCATGGAGATAATCCCGTCCACCTTGGCGCTAGGATCAGCTTCATTTTTACGCACTTTAACATTGGAATTCACATCTACAAACACTTCGCAGTTAGAAAGTTGCCACCCAACAAATGGATTTCCATCATGTTTAATGCATTTTTTCTGAATTAATTGTTCGGCAGTTTTTGATGGGTTAGACAATACTGCCATACCCTGGCCCACCTTCTTTACGGGTAAACCCGCACCATAAAGGTTAGCCACAAGGGAGGCGGCGTTATAAGGATCAAACCCTATTTCTTTAACATCATGCTCTATACATTGTTGTTTTATATAGGATTCAATTTCTGTAAAATCGGTAACATTGCCTTGAGTAAGACGCAAAATCCCGCTTTCAATGGCTTGTAAATAAATGCTTTTGTAATGGTTAGGTATAAACCCTAATGCTTCTTCCGGCAGAAAAAATTGGAATTTGGCATAAAAATCTTCTTCCGAATAGCGGTGCAAAGTGCAAATAGCATTTAAATCTCGACTGTGCGCCAAGTCAAATGCCATAAATGTAGATTCGGGCTTATCCTCCGTCATCTTGTCTACCGATTCATCCCAATACCGCCTATCTATCCAAGCCGAATTAGCGCTGACATAAATGTTTAGCTGCTTGCACAAAAACTCATTAAGGCTGGCTGGTTTGGCGTTTGCCTCTGCCGCCATGTGAGCAATGTGCTCCTTTGTCACCGACACGCCAAGCATGGGATTGGCCTTGCCCCACACCTCTGGGTTGCTCCATTCATCGCCTGGATCAATGCTGTAGCAAAGCCCAAACCACCGATTATTGTCAGCAGCAACGCCGCGAATCATGTTTTTAAAGTGGCTTAAATCCTCAAAGAATTTGGTTTCCTTGGTGAAGCTGGCGGTAGTCAGATACATTCGCAAAGGGTTTTTCCTAGCGCCCATACCCGAATGAAGCACCTCAATTGAACCTCTGTCCACAATCTGTGCCGCCTCATCAATCATGGCGCAGGACGGGTTTTTGCCGTCACCGGATTTTCGATTGTCGCGGGAAAGCGCCCGATAAGTGCTAGTGCTGTCGCCCGTCTTTTTCAACTCGCCACGGTAAATAATGAACTTCGCGGCCAACTCAGGCTTCATGGCCTCCACGATGGCTTTGGACGAATCAAAGCAAATAGACGCTTGTTCGCGGTTTGTTGCTAGGGTAAACACCTCTGGGCCAGCATCACCAAACTGAAGTTCGTACAGGGCAATGATGGATGCAATGGTTGTCTTTCCAGACTTGCGGGGAACAAACAGGATCACGTCTGTTATCCATCGAATGTTAATGTCCCGCCTATCCCGAAATCCATAAATAGCCGCCAAGAACAATACTTGAAATGGCTCAAGAACGATTGACTTACCGGCATCCGGCCCTTTAACGTGCTTACAAAAACTTACAAACTTTAGGATGTGTTCGGCTTTTGCGGAGACAAATTCGTATGGCGCATCCTTGCGCTCCACCATATCCAAAAACCGCTGACAGGCTAAACGTACATCCTCACACGCAAGAATATCCCCACGAACTACGCTAGTTGCGTAGGTAAATGCGGGGTTAAGCAGTGGCGAATAACTCATCTACGTCTGATGTCTTGTTGGATTTCTTGGGCCGGCCGCGGGCAACCAGGGCTAGTTCTGCCAGTATCTTAATGGCTTTGTCCAAGCATTCGGTGCGAATCTTGTAATGCGGGCTTGGCGCATCACCAGACGGGTAATGGTAAGTCGGCCCAGATTTCAACAAGTCCAAATGGCTTTCCAAAAGTGTTTCCATCACCATCACCAGCGCACCAATCAAAAGTTCGTCAGCAGCGGTAATGTTGCCAGTGGAATTTTCCACATCATTGCGTATGGCCGTTTCAAAAGCAACCGCATTCCATGTTTTTGGTTCGCGAATAAAGCCAATTATTTGCCGTGGGGGTGTTTTCATATTGTGCCTGTGGATAACTTGTGAGTAATAGGGGTGCTGAAAATGCGTTTATAC